AATGGCTCAACAGCCTGCATTATCCGGGATACCGCAGCTGATGGGACGATCTACATTGACGCGGTTCAAGTCGAGCAGACATCAGGTTATTACACATCCTATATCGATGGCGATCTAGTAGGTGGATTCACAGGTGCGTATTTCTGGTCGGGCTTGCGCCACGGCTCGACCTCTCTACGTAGACTTCAGGAGCGCGGCGGCGGGCGCGACGTGGATATTGCCACATATGGCGCGAATGTGTTGCAATGGCCGGGCGCGGGCTTGCCCGAAGTGACCAATAATATTCAGGAATTGGCCTTGCAACCAGGCGCGTTTTTCCAGAACACGAAAGTCTTGCCGCGTCAAATGACTTTGCTTGTGGATATGCACTCGGCGACGCTGGCTGGCTTGCATGGTATTCGCAAAGATATTATCGACGTGATCAAGCCTGATCTAACGCGGGGAAACCAGGCATTCATTCTGGGCTACACGGGCGCGCTTTCAACGAAACCTGTTTACTGTGCATTTCGTTATGCGGGCGGCGCGGAGCAGATAGAGATCGCCGGCAGCGGAATGTGGACAGAGGGTAATGCGCGCGTGCCGATCCGCGTGCTAGCCGTCGATCCGTTCTGGGCCGAGGATAGCCAGGAAGTCGCCGCGCTCGATTTTCAGGACAGCATCGCGGCGGCGGCCTATGGCCTGCGCCGTATCAATGGTCAATGGCAGGCACTGGGGACGGGATTCAATGGATTAGTGGCGACAATTGCTATTGATAAACAGCGTGGACGCGTCTATTTCGGCGGACAATTCACGACTGCGAATGGTGTAACAGTCAATCGGATTTGTTATTGGAATGGCACAACTTTTGTAGCAATGGATAGTGGGGCAGGAAATGCAACTGTTAATACGATCCGAGTTGCCCCTAATGGCGATGTTTGGATAGGGGGAAGCTTCTTGAATGTTGGAAGTGGCGCAGCGGTCTGCAAGGGATTGGCACGCTGGAATGTGAGTGCTGGAACCTGGACAGCATTCAATCCAGCCACAACCCTATTTACAGCAGTGCTTGCTATCGAAATTGATTCAGCCAATGGAAATGTTTATGTCGGCGGAGATTTCACTAACTGGGATGGTTTAGCCAATGCCGATTATATTGCTATGTGGAATGGTTCGGCTTGGTCGGCATTGGGCACAGGCATGAATGGTGCTGTTTATGAAATTGAATTATCAAGTAGTTCTATTATCTATGTATGTGGACTTTTTACGACCGGTAATGGTGTAACCTTGAATCGAATTGGATACTGGAATGGCACAACGTTTGTGGCAATGGGTGGGGGTGCGGATGCACTTGTTGCTTCTATGGCGTTAGATGCGGCCCAAAATCTATACATTGCCGGCAGTTTCACCGTGACACCCGTCGCAGGACGTGTTGCCAAATGGGATGGAGCGACTTGGGTTGGATTAGGAGTCGGGGTTAATAATGATGCTTATCGAATAGAAACCGATAGGATTACAGGGTCAGTATATCTTTCTGGTATTTTCACGCAAGCGGGTGGCTTGAATATAGCGGATCGTATTGCAGTTTGGAATGGTTCAACTTGGATTCATCTCGATGTTGATTTGCCAGGTACGCCAATAGTTTATGCTATCTTGCCTGATGAACAGAATAAATTGTATCTAGGATATACAACTACGGGTACGGCGCTCGTCGCTGGCATAACCTACATTACAAATTCGGGCGCGACATTGGCCTATCCGATTATTACCCTCATCGGCCCGACCTCTGGCTCTTGCATCCTGCAATGGCTAGAAAATCATTCGAGCGGGCATCGCTTATATTTCAATCTCACAATTCAGGCAGGTGAGACCGTCACCATTGATTTGACTACTGGTAAAAAGACGGTAACAAGCGACTGGCGCGGCCTCATTGCGGGTGGTGATCTTTCCGGTTCTGACTTCGCAACCTTCCACCTTCTGCCCGGCCTGAATGCCATCTTCTCATTCATTACCGGCACGATCACCGGCGTCTCGCTGCAAATGCGCTGGTCGAATCAACATTGGTCAGTCGATGGAGTCGCGGCGTGAGCATCGGCGGCACAGAGTATCAGGTCGCGCTCTACACCGCTAAGGGCGCACGGTTGGCGATGCTCGATCGGTTCGTGTCGCTGGAATATGCGCGCGTGCTGAATAATGTTGGCGCATTTTCGATTGTCCTGCCATCCGATTTCGACATCACCCTTATCGATTGGAATCGTCGGATCGACATCTGGCGCAAGCCTCCCGATAGCATAGGCCGGCGCGACTTCTCCGGCTTCATCATGTCGTGGGATTTCGACGTTGATGAATTGGGCGAACAGACAATCTCGATCATAGGTTCTGATCATAATGACTTATTGCGGCGACGCATCATTGCCTATGCTGCTGGGCTGACCACGGCAGAGAAGACCGATAACACCGATGACATGATCAAAGCAATCATCCGCGAAAATCTCGGCGCAAGCGCACCCATAATTCGCAACATTGCAACTGACTACGGTTTCACAGTCGATGCCGATACCGCACAAGGGCCGACCGTCTCGCGCGGTTTCAGCCGGCGCAACATGCTCGATATGATACGCGACATCGCGGACATCTCGCGCAACAACGAAACAGAGTTGTTCTTCGAGATCGTGCGTGACAGCGATACCACGATGCGATTCTCGACATTCATCAACCAGCGGCAGGATCGCACGGCTGACAGCGCCGCGCCGCTCATTTTCAGCCGTTCGCGTGGAAACCTGAGCAGGGCGAAATATAGAGTTGATTATCGAGACCATGCAAATGTAATCTATTGTGGCGGACAGGGCGAGGAAATCAATCGAGAGATCGCCGTCGCCACAGATGAAATCGGCTCAACGGTTGCAATCGCGCGTGTAGAAAAATTTGTCGATGCCCGGCAGGAAAATGAATGGCTGGGCGTTGTGGCTGCGTCACAATCCGCGCTCATCGAGAATCGACCGCGTAAGGAATTCACCGCGACAATTCAGGATGCGCTGGGAAGTATTTATGGTACGGATTGGGATTTAGGCTATCGCGTGACGGCTTCGGAGTTTGGCTTGCAATTCGATTGCCTTATCCGGGCCGTGACAGTGAAGAAAAATAAGGACAGCAGCGAACAGGTAACGGCGTTGCTGGAGAACTATGCCTGAAATCGATACCGAGCGGAGACTGGCGGCGCTGGAGAGGCGAATCGCCGTGCTGGAGGCGACTGCGCCGGAGAAGGTATTTACGGCGACAGTCACGACGACGGATGCGACGGCGACGACGATTTACTCATTCTCGACTTCATCCAATAGTGTCATGCTGATGGATGTTAAAGTCATTGCACTTCGGACAGATGTCTATGGCGAAACAGCCGCTTATCGATACTTTATAAAGATTGAGAATATTGGCGGGGTAGTTGTAGCGGCATTGCTTCAAGATGCTGCGCTCGATGATTCGGCATTTATTCGAGAGGATAATGCAGCCTGGGCTGTACCCACATCTATCAGCGGCACAAATTTTTTAGTGCGGGTAACAGGTGTAGCGGGTAATACGATCAATTGGTACATGCGCGCGACGATCATCGGTTCAGTATGATTCGCGCCCGCGTCATTGCGTTTTATCATATCTACCCCGACTGCGACCGCGATCCCAATCCCGATCGCGACCGCAACCCCAACCATGACCGCGACCGCGACCGCGACTGCGACGGCGACCCCAACCACGATCGCGACCCCGACCACGACCCGAAATTGGCCACTCCCCACAACGGGCTGAGAAACGTGTGCCGCGACCGCGACCACGACCGCGATCGCGGTCGCGACTGATCATATCCAGTGCGTAAGATCACCGCGTTCATTTTTGCACTCGTGGCAAAACCGCGATCTGGCAGGCATCAATGACCGCACCACGCCCGACAATAACTTCCCCGTTCGGGAACGGTTCGACCTCATCGAAATTCGATGTTGCAACGGCCTGGGCGAATCGCCCGGTATCCGCGATCCAGGCAGCATCTTTCAGAATGATCTCGTGCGTCGTGACACGCACGACACGGCCCGTGTCAATCATGGTCACGGTACGGATTAAGTAATTCGCGCCGATCACGTATGGGTGATCGGCCATGCCTCCGCTACCGATCATGGCGACTATTTGTTTCACGTCTGCGATGGTCAACTCATCGATATTCATTTTATCCCTTTCCTTCATTGAGCTTTCATCTTCTGCGCTCTCTGGCGGCATGGCCAGCGGCGATGGTCACATTTTGATGATACATGACAATGACATTTATGGCACCATTTCCATCCCGGCCCTATTACAATATTCTCATAGCAATGCAAATGCGCGGAATTTGGTGTACTGGATTTTCCATATCCTTCCCAAATCAATGTTGATTGCATTGTTATCTCAATAGTCCGACTGGTCGATGACGCGCGCGACCGGCAGCGCGGCAAGCGCGTGCGGCGATGCGGTGAACTGCTGCGGCGAGATACCGATCACGCGCGCGACGGATTCAACTGCGAGATCGAAGCCGGCGCGCTCAGCAGGTGAAAGCGTGGCGCTTGCGGCACGCACACCGTCAAGCACGCGCGCGATGTCTTCTCGAAACCACACCTTGAAATCAACTTGCTTTTGCAGCACGTCTCAACCTCTCAATTCGCTCTACACGCTTCCGGTACAACACCGCGACCGTTTCCCATTGCGCGTCCGTCGGCGCGTAGTCGAATCGGTCGCGCAGTCGGCGGGCGATGTCGGCGGTTGGCAGTTCATGCAAGCGGCGAATACGGCGGCGCTTACCCTCACATGATTTCTGTTGGCGATGAATCTTGCCACACTTCGCGCAGGCCGCAACCGGTATCAGTTCGGGTAATTTGAATGCGCGCCGAATCTCTGCCCGCTTCGGCTCGACGCCATTTGCCAGCCGATAAACTGCGCCGTGCGTCACCGCAATACCTGAGCGGCGTGAGATTTCGGCGGCGACCGCCCGATACGTCAAAAGCGTTTCTGGTAACTTCATGCCCCGTATCACCACACGTAGTTTGTACGGAGCGCGTACATGCGCTTGACGCGATTTACGGGCCTTCTGGCGGCGAGTCACGATCCCCATTTAACCTACCCTGTCACATTCTGGCATTACAGTAACGCGCATTACGTTACATTACGCTATCATCCCCTGCCCGTTCGGCTGGGGTAGGGGAGAGAGCGCCGAGATAAGCGCGGCGACATTCGGGAAACGTCGCCCGCAGTATGTACCCTTGTTGCCCGCGAGTACGTAATAGAACTCCTTGAGATAGTCGATTCCGGCTTGCCAGGTAGTCGCGCTACCAGAGAATTTCTCGGCGGGCAAAATGCGCTCCGAGCCTGGCCCATAATCAGGATCGCGCATCGTTTGCTGTAGCACATCGAGTGCATGTGTGCGCCGTGCATCATTAGCGATCAGTGCGTTAGGGATTGGCAGACCATTGATTGTCGTGGTATTGCCCAATGCGCCAAGGATTTCAGGCGGATAAAATTTGATGTAGGGGATCGCAACCCAGCGAAAAAAACCCGCTGGGCGCGCGACATATTTGACGTAGCCATAGCCGCCGCGTAGTGGCTCGACGCGGGCTGCTGCAACCGCATTCGCACGCATCTCAGTATCGAGCGCGATGATGCGTTTGCAAAACCACACGAACGCGGCGATGCCGACGATGATGATGATGAGTTTCGCGGTGGCTTCGAGGATGTCAGCCATGCCATTCTCTTTCATTCAATGTTGGCAATAAACGATCACGCCATTTTCTTTCATGCTTTAAGAGGAAACGGTTTTGAAGCTTCACCCAAGCAACTTCTGAATTCCCAAACTCTTTCAATTTGTGATGGTATATGAGTCTAATATCTAGATGTTTTGTTTTGCCTACATAGATAACCTTATTTCTGTGGATGATAAAGTACACGCATGATATACGCGGGATTCCACCACGGGATAGTTTGATTCTTGGAAGCATAAGCGGATCAATCTCTCTGTTCATTTTGATTTCACCTTGCGAGCCTCAGCACGCTTCTTGGCGCGTCGGCGCTCAGCTTCCATGATGCCCCGGAGCACCCGGTTAATCATGCCGCCGGGTAGCAACCGGAGCGCCGCCCCGCGCTGGGCGAAATAGAGATGAAGGTCGTCATCGATTGCAACGGTTCGTTTAGTCATGTGTAAGCCTGGATTTATGTATGATTATAGCACTGCAAGCGTACAAATGTCAAGGGGGTATGATTATGTCATCCCGTGCAATGATATTGCAACACTCTACACGGTTCTATTTTGGCAAACTCGTTGTACAATGTAGTCGAGATTAGGAGAGAGAATGATCAATTGACCTTCGGCAGTAGCGCCGCCGTCCGGTAGTATCCGACACCGATTGCGGCCCACGGGCCGCCGGGATGCGCCCGACACAGCGCAGAGGTGAGCGGAATGAGAATCCTAAAAACCCTGGCAGAGATCGTAAAATTAGGACAAGAGCGGGCACTGTATATCCGCTGGTCGCGCGGCCCGACCCTTGATCGCGAGTGGGCGCACTCAGTTGATCAAGTTAGCGGGCGTGTCCACAATGGCTTATCGGTGCAACGTGTGCGCGCCGATGATCCCTGGCTACTCGCAAAGATGCTGCAAGAGTATCAATTCCTGCGCCGCAAAGACGCCAAAATCTATTGCTGGATTTTGGCCGGCAGCGAAAACGGGACGGACTCGGACGGCGCACCGACAATCGATGCCGACACGATCAAACCAATTGGCCGCATATCCGATGAGCTTATCCAGCTATGCTCGGCCTATAACAATGCTTGCTGGCAATGGGCGCGGGTTGGCTACCGCTCCAATCATCCGAGTGGTATTGGGGCTGAGGTCGAAAGATTGTGGCAACAAATCATCTAACACGGCGTTGCGGCCCACGGGCCGCCGGGTGCGCCCGTGATAGCGCAGGCAACCATGACGACCAAGTACATTCCGTTCGAGGAATTGACCAACGAAGGTAGAGAGAAGAATCGCGCGGCCTTGAGGCAGGAAGTCGTCGGCAGTAAATGTGTCCATGCTGGGCGCGTCAATGGCCCGGCAGACACATTTGCTACACCCGAAGAAGTTGCGGCTTTCGTGCCCGCTGGCATGGTGATCCGCAGCGCAGAGATTTATGAGACCGGCAGTATGAACATTTTCGTGGGTCTGCCTGGTATGCCGAAAGCCAGCGGCTTCGTCCGCTACAGACCGCACTAGCATCCGCCTCCGCGTCTGGCGGCGACGCCGGTCGCCGTCAGCAGCGGGAGCAGGTGAGCAATCGCCCTACCGCCGAAAAGCCGGACACCGGCGACAT